CGCCAGTGGTATTAGCGTCAAGGGAATTAGTTCCTACAGCGACATTACTATTGCCAGTGGTGTTTGCGACCAGCGCATAGTAACCGACAGCGGTGTTGTTGCTTGCGGTGGTGTTATTAAATAGCGCATCTTTACCAATGCCTGTGTTGTTGCCCCCCGTGGTCGTTGCGCCAAGTACATGAGAACCAACAGCTATGTTGTTATTTCCTGTTGTATTTGCGTCTAGGGCATTTTGTCCGACTGCCGTATTCTGAGTGCCAGTGGTGTTTGCGCTTAGTGCAGCATATCCGACAGCAGTGTTGTAGCTTGCAGTGGTATTTGCATCCAAAGCAAATGCCCCAATTCCCACAAGGGCTGTGCCTGTGGTATTAACTCCAATCGCATCATATCCTATTGCAACATTATAATTGGCAGTAGTGTTTGCATCTAATGCACCATACCCCACGCCAGTGTTAGCCACGCCTGACGTATTAGCTGTAAGCGCAACTGTTCCAATAGCTGTGTTATAGCCCCCGTCAGTAAGGCTATCTAAGGTTGCATTTCCTAACGCTACGTTAGCTGTGCCTGTTGGATAGTTACCATCCAACTTGATTGTGCCACCGTCTATGCTGACGTTGCCAGCAACAGTAAGTCCATCTAAATCAGTTGTTCCATCTACATCAATATTTCCAGTAACATTAAGATTACCAGCCGCTGTTGCGTTACCTGTAAGTGCAGTGGTGCCACTAACAGTAGCATTGCCACTGACAGTCAGTCCGTCTGCAGTGGTAAATCGTGATACTCCTGCACCCAGATATGCCATTAGCTAATCTCCAAGATAGACAGAGCCACGTCAGCAGAACTGCTGGTGTTGCTCGTAACCTTTAAAACGTCACTTGCGTTGAGTACGACTTTCTGTTCACCGCCCACGACAACAAGGCTACTACCCACCGGAACAGGTGCAGACTTAATCAGGTAGATGTTGTCGCCATCGTTGTTCTCAATTTGCACATCGACTTCAATCTGTGAAGTAACAATGTTAGCAATGGTGAGGCCAATGATGGTGGTTTCAGTCGAACTTGCACCAGTGTGGATTGTAGCAGCAGATGTGCCTACACCAGTGTCAGTGACGAGTTTAAATGCGTTTGCCATTTATTACTCCATTTCGGTATAATTATACCAGATTATTGTATATTTGTCAAGTATTAATTAGCCAAGTGCAATGGCTAATGCTACTGCTTCGTTACTAGCTGCAGTCTGTGCGAAAGCAGTTGTAGCAATAGTTGTGTTGCTAGTACCAGCAGACTGCGTTGTAGCAGTTACAGCACTAGACAATGACCCACCATTAATTGTCGGGCTAGTCAGTGTTTTGTTAGTTAGAGTTTGTGTTGCAGCAATACCAGCAATTGTGTCTGTGGTTGCGGGTAAAGTAAGAGTCACATTGCCACTAAAGTCAGAGTGTGCTGGGGCTTGCAGTTGAGCGTAGTGTGCATTACTAGACTCACAATAAAATCTAACGTATGACTGTGCGCCACCATTTTTAATAGATACAGCACCCTGAGATATACTTACACCGTCACTGCCACCAAAAGTAGCTGTGCCTGTGACAGCAGGAGCAGAGATGGTTGGTGAAGTAAGTGTTTTATTAGTAAGTGTGTCTGTGGTTGTGCGGCCTACAAGTGTATCCGTTGTAGCTGGCATTGTAAGTGTAATGTTGCCAGAGAAAGCAGAGTGAGCAGGAGCCTGAAGCCTTGCATAGTGTGCATTGCTGGACTCACAATAAAAGTCCACGTAAGATTGTGCGCCACTGTTTTTAATTTTTATGGCACCACTTTCAATAGATACACCATTGCTGCCATCAATCTGCACCACACCCGAACCTTTTGGTACAAGGTTGAGGTCAATGTTAGTGTCATCACCTGTAGACGATAAGGTAGGTCCACTATTAGTTGCAGCGTTTGTTACATCAAACTGATTGACTGCAGAACTTGTAGTTTGGAATATAATCTGTTCGTTGCCACTTTCATCAGCAATAAAGTGTGCATCGTCAATAAGAATGTTGAAACTATTTGTGTCGAGGTTGCCACCAAGTTGAGGCGTTGTATCATCTGCTACTTCTAATATAGCACTAGACGTAGCAAGACCCGCAGTAAAGTTTGCGCGGGTCATCTTACGGAATGCGGACGCACTCTCGTCAAAAATAAGTATAAGGTCGTCAGATGCAATGGTTGTCTCCGCTGTCTGACTTGTAATTACAGATGTATCAAGAGTATCTATAGCACTTTCAAAGTATGTCTCAAAGTCAGTCAATGCTACTTGTTTCATTGTGCCATTGTCATTGACTATAACACGGTCTGCATCTGCAAGCGTTGTGGATGTAGCTGATGTATCTCCATCAAGGATGTTAATCTCTGCCGTAGTAGCAGTGACTCCATCCATAATATTAAGTTCAGCCGTAGTAGATGTAACACCATCCATGATGTTGAGTTCAGCGGTAGTAGCTGTAACACCGTCTATGATGTTAAGTTCAGCAGCGGTAGCTGTTACTCCATCCATAATGTTTAGTTCAGCAGTGGTGGCTGTTACACCATCCATGATATTTAACTCTGCTGTAGTGGCCGTTACACCATCAAGAATGTTTAGTTCTGTTGCGGTAGATGTCACGCCATCAAGAATATTTAATTCTGCAGCAGTAGATGTAACACCATCAAGGATATTTAATTCTGCTGCCGTAGAAGTTACACCATCTAAAATATTAAGTTCTGCTGCTGTTGCCGTAACATTAGTCCCGCCGATGTCCAGCGTTGTCATAGATACTTCGCCAGCAACAGTTACAATACCATCTGCCAGTGTTAATAGGTCAGTATCATCATCGTGACCAATCGTGCTGTTTACAACAATAGCGTCCGTAGTTACTGTGCCATCAAAGAAAGCGTTTTTAAACTCAAGTGAACTTGTGCCTAAATCAATGTCATTGTCCGTGACAGGAACTATAACACCATCTTGAAAACGTATCTGTTCTACAGATGAACCTGCCCCACCTGCATCAAGAAACAAACCTACACGATTATTTGTGTTGTCTACTACTACTTTGTTTAATGGAGTTGCTACACCGGGGTCGCCAATTAATCCTATGACTGGACCTTCTGCTGCTGTGCCATCGTGTTTGTGACCCGTTGTATTTACAAATGCAGCTAGTACCTGATTAAATTCATCGTTACTGTGCGCAGCGGTAATAACGTCGCCGTCAGTATACGAAGATTGTCTAGTATATCCTGCCATTACCTTCTTGCTCCTGCGTCAAATTCTAGCTGAAAACCTTTTAATGAGTATGGGGCAGATGTACCCCTATCGTTTACTCGTAATGCCACAGCAAATCCTGAACCCTCTACGGGTTGTCTTGATAGTGGGTTTGTCTGTCCACCATATGTAGCCGTGTTATAAGCTGATGTTCCATACACTGCAGCGATTGTAGCTGTATCAAACGGATAAGCTGCAGGTCTAGGTGCATCTGGAGATTCATAATCATATCTAAGAAATAAATCGGCATTAACACCAGCTTCAGGTGCGTAGTTAATAATTACACGTTGAAAGTTTTTACGTATACCAGCATCGCCCATAGTTAAATCTGGTGAACGATACTTACCAACTATTTGATTACCATCAAAATCGTTGCCTTGTTCTTGTCTATACACAAATCCATCAAAGTCGCCGTGTAAGATAAAGCTAGTACCAGCCACAACTAAAGAGTCTGTGGCACTTGCTCTAATGCCTAGTGTATCTCCAAATTCATATCCCTCGCCTCGACGAACACAAATTACACCTTTTGTATTTCCTCTTGCTGTGGTAGCATTACTAAAGAAAATACGATACTGTGTTTTATCTGGTATAACTAAACTTGTAAATTCATCTACGTCTGTTAGTTCTTGAAACCGTTTCTGAACTGGGCGACTAATTGTACCAAGTTCAACGTCACCAATTCTTTCAGTACCTGCTACTGTGCGAAGACCATCTGGCCCAAGAAAAATAATATCTCCCGCAAATTCTTGAATAGTAAATCCGTTAAGACATCCAATCTCTCGTGTTACAGGCTGTACAGCAAAATTAGCAAGTGATGTTCCTGTTAGTTTAAATATACGCTCTTCGCAAAAAATAAATAGAGAGTCACGAAAAGGAAACAGTCCTGTAATATTGCTGTCTACTTTAATTGTACCTGCGCCATTACTAGTGGCAAAATCATTGTCAGTAAACGGTGCAGTAAACGTAAGCTGCTGTGGTGTGCTAGACATACCAGCAAAAAATAAATGGTCTTTAAATCCTGTTACAAACTTTGGATTAGCTGGTGCGCCAGATGTATTGATGTCTGTAACGGTGCTACCGTCATATTTAGTAGCGTTGTTAGCACCATCTGCCCATATAATAAAATCTGTTCCTGCGAGATTGTATCTAAAGAATGTATAGCGTCCAGCATTTGTTCTGCCTGTATCTATTTCTGACCATGAACCAGTTGTACCACCCTCAAATATTTTAGTTCCACGAGCAGCAATAACCTTGGAATTAAAGTGTGCTACCATAAGCACAGGCTCTGTGTCCGCTGCTGTTTGCGGCACAATATTACTGTTCCACTTTGCGTAACCAGATATACGTCTGTAGCCACCGCTAATGTCTGGCTCAAAGTTTTGCAGTTCTAGTGCCATTCCCGGTTGCATAGCAAACGTAGATTGGTCTAGGACAAGTCCTCCCTGACATGCAAAAACAAACGGGCTAAGTTGTGCTTCATCAGCCATGTCTTATGTTCCTGTCGGGAAAATAGATACTCCGTACCTTTGTGAGTGAGGCAAGAATGTTGACCTCACATATGTAAAGTCTCTGTTGATAAGAATACTTTGCATATGTTTAATGCCCTCTTCAAATCTGGCAAAGTTAATACCATATTGCTGCGCTTCACCACGATACTGATAGCCATATGCAGTAGCACCATCTACAATTACTTGTCTAAATTGTTCTGGTACGCTAGGCGTATCTGTTGTGGCACTTAGTGCAGTTGGCTTGCTATATGCATCAAACTTTAGTGTATAAGCTTTATCTGGGTATGGGAACAAGCCGTAGTTATTATCTGGTGTTCTAAATACATAGATAGGTATACCGCCCACGTCAGACGTGCTTTCTTGGTCGATATATTTATCTACATATTCTTTATATTCTATAATACGCAAAGATACCCCTGCTGTTGCAAGAGCATCACTTTTTTCAATTCTAAATGTTTCGTAGTCTACATGGTATAAAGAAGAGTCTACTGTGTATCTTGTTTGGTCAGCAACGAGCGTTTGGGTTTGTAGTGAGTGACTAAATGCCCATCCAAACTCACGCTGATAAATATAGTTAATGGCATCATTAACAGCATTTTTACACTGCGTCTGAAATCCACGAGAAGTTGTAAAATTAGAAGAAGTTAGCGCGACTTCATTAAACCTTGCCAATACTTCGTTTGTGATGTCCAGATAATTATATGCCATAAAAAATCCCTAAAGAGTTGGGAGGGCGACTTATGCCGCCCCCCGTATTATTTAGGCAAGAGCGTCACGAACAACTTCTGTTGCGAGTTCCTGCGCACCGTTTACGTCTACAACGCAAGCGTACACACGAAGCACACCAGTAGTCACGTCGGCAGATGATGCAATCAACTTTACATCAATCGTATCGGTAGTTGTTACGAATTGAGTAAAGGTCGATGCGGCACCCGTTACAACGTCGTTAGCCTGACCATTAGAACCTTCTGCGAGAAAACCTGCAGAGGATACATCGCCGCCATCAATGATGTCATCACCTTCAGCAAAGTCGATATCGACAGTTGGAGATGAGCCATCAAAAGCAGTGAGAACTTCTGCACCAGCAAACAACACAAAAGTGTTTGCAGGAACTTCAAGCAGTTGGAAAATATCGCCGTTGGTGCAGCTATAGTCAGTAATTTTACTGATGTCTAGGATTGCCTCAACCATGCGCATATTCATCCCATCGCGGCTTGCAGGAAGCGCGGCAATGGAATTTGAGTTAACCCCGGCAGTTGCCGAAGAGGTCATGTCAAAAGTAGCCATTATGTCCTCCCTTACGCAGCGTTATACTTGGCAGTTACGATTGCTTCTGGGCGAAGAATCTTACGGCCATAGAGATGCATACCACGAACGATATCAGCAAAGCTGTCTGGGTCGCGGTAAGTTTCGGTCTTGTTAATCTGCTCTGCAGTTGCAATAGCAGAAGAGTGACCTGCAACAATCACACCAAAGTTAGAGTTCTGGTTAGCGGAACCAGAAGTTCCAGAACCAGTACCAACAGATGGGAGGTTGTTTGAAACGTGGACTTGGAAACCGTGCAGGTTGTTTACAACCAGACCGTTCTGTAGTCCAGAACCACCGAAGTCTGAGTTCAAAAGACGTGAGTCTTCATCTTTCAGCATTTCAATGAACACGGGGTCGAGAACCAACCAACGGCCCTGCGAGTCCACATTCTGTTGGTCAAGAAGACGCGCCATGCGTGAAATGACCTGCAGAGGTGAGGCAGTAGCAGTCGGAGCGGATGTCGCACCCGGAAGACGTGCTGCAACCGGAATTGAGTGGTCGCCAGCAGATGAAGTAGTGATATTGCCAAAGCTATCCTTACGCAACTTCATGGTAGTCAGAAGTTCGTCAGAGCCAGCAGTACCTACAGCTTTGGAACCACTTACTACATCGTTAGCGGTGCCAGCAGCAGAACTGATAGCGGATTGCTTGAAGCCTGACAGGTAGCCAAGAACTTCTTGGTCAAACTGGTCAGCAAGGCGATATGCAGCGCGGTCACTTGCCAGTGACTGGAAGTTAACGTGCGAATGCGCCTCTTCAATAT